TTGATCGCCATTGGCGTCATTACGTCTAATCTGTATACCGTGACCACCACCAGATGCAGGTGTTTCTATCTGAAGTAAGTCTGAGGTGTGACTAGCGGAATCTCCAATGAGAAGTTTGCTATTGGAATCGATACGCATGGCTTCAGAGCCACCAGTATTAAAATTAAGGTATGGCGATCCACTGTTGTAAGAAGAGTTGATACTCGCGTTATTTGTAGAGGAAGGTGAGCCGTAAACTAAAGCACTGAGATTGGCATCTGGCGAAAGCAAACTTAGGTAGTTGTTTGCATTTCCTTCCACAGTAAGATTAGTACCTGATAGCGCGGTCACACTACCTGCACTCGCAGCATGGACGTGCAAAGTTGAATCTGGACTCGTAGTACCAATCCCAACGTTTCCGCTGGAGTCGATACGCATGGCTTCACTAGCGGCTGTGCTAAACAACATATAATTGCTTGCGTGGTTATAAATAATATGACCAACGTCTTCGTCGCCTGTATCGCCGAAAAACAATCGGCTTTCACCACTAACGCCAGCGATAATAGATATATTTTGACTTGATGCCGCTACATTTGTTGATTGCGTAATAAAACCAGTTTCTACAGCTAATGTTGGCAAATCAGACGCTGAACCAGTTCTAATTTGATGAAGCTGTTTACTTGGACTCGTCGTACCGATGCCTACGAGATTGCTCGCTATACTCATAGCTGCGCTAAACGCATCATCTTTTGCAGTGTAGAAATCTAACCTGCCGTCTTCGCTGCCATTAGTAACATCAAGTGCTATTGTTTCTATACGTGCGTAAGTGGCAGCGTTACCAGCGTCATCGTCACCTTTGAAGATTATCCGTCCGATCAGATCATTGTCGGCTGGGCTTGCGCTATCCCTGAATAGATTGAGCACTGGGCCTACGTTCGCATCTGCGTCTGTTGAAACGAGTGTCAGCGTGTCTGAGTTGTCGGAGACAGATATTGTTGCTGCACCATCAACTGAGAGGTTGCCTGCGATATCAACTGCCGCGTTTACATCAACAGTCGTAGTCGCAATCTGAACCTCAGTATCAGCAACGATATCAAGCTGTCCGTCTGCGCTTGAATTAATATAGATGGCCGTGTCGCGGAACTGCACCTTTTGGGTAGAATCCACTGCGATATCGTTAGAGCCGGTTGTATTGCCCTGAGCTAAGACTTCTGAGAGTGTATCAAACGACCCTACTTGACTATCGACGTAGGCTTTAATGCTTTGTTGTGTGGCTAAAGCGGTGGCACTGTTAGACGACATATCGTCTTCGTCTTTAATAGCGTTGATAGCGGTGGTGCCACCTACATTGAAACTGTTTATGTTAGTAACAGCCTCCACCACGTTAGTCCCATCACAAAACAGGAACATTGTGGTGCCGTCAGGAATAGCTATACCGGTCCCCGAGGAGGTCTTAAGAGTAACAGTACGGCTACTCCCGACAGCGTTCTTTGCGATATACATCTTAGATGCAGTGGGGCAAACGACTGTAGCATTACCACTTAGTGAAGAGCCAGTATCAGTAAACTCAAGCATTGCCGCACGAGATTCAGAAGTCGTCCCATCTGCAGTGGTCAGTGTATGAGAATTAGCAGTCCATGAGTTAATAACTTTACGGCCTGCGATGGCCTCTTCCACCATAGAGGTGATGTTGTCATTGACGGTATCGCCCCACGTACCACTTAACTCTCCTTGAACAGGGAGGGCTAGTTTAAGAATGGAAGTATATTGTGTAGTCATCTCTTAACCTCATGCGGCTATGTCATCCCAAGTTGGTGTCTGAGCACTGTTTATGCTGCCCCACGAGGGAGTCTGTGTATCTGTTACTCCTGACCAACTAGGATTCTGTACGCTGTTGATATTACCCCAAGATGGCGATTGTGTACGATTAATATCTTGCCAATTTGGGTTTTGGTTGTCATCTATTTCGCCCCAAATAAATACGGAACCTACGTTCCCTGTTGCTGCTATACCTGTAACACTAACATTAGCGTCAGATTGTGTTGTAACGGTACCTAATGCGGTAGTTCCAGCGACTCCTGTGACCGGAACGGTCATACCAAGAGCAATAGTTACTGTGCCTACAGCACCTGTAGCAGCAACCCCGGATGGGCTGATTGTGGCATCGCCTACAACCGTAACTGACCCAAGTCCAGTAGTTGCCCCTTCTCCAGTGACTGAGACATCTGCGTTGGCTTGGACCGTAACACTGCCCACTGCACCTGTTGCGCTAAGGCCAGTAGGAGCTACATTTGCTGCGGCTGCTACGGTGACACTACCTAGCGCCGTGGTACCAGCGTTACCGGTTACTGCGACGTTTGCATCTGCGGCTACAGTGACACTACCTAATCCAGTAGTAGCAGCTAACCCAGATGGGAAAACATTGGCATCTGCAGCTACGGTTACTGAACCTAGTGCAGAACTTCCTGATACTCCTGTTACAGCTACGTTTGCTTCAGCAACGACAGATACGGTGCCTACTGCTCCTGTAGCAGCCACCCCTGTGGGGCTTACATTCGCTTCAGCGACAACAGAAACAGTACCAACTGAACCTGTTGCGGGTAATCCAGAAGGGAAAGCATTCGCCTCCGCAACCACTGAAACTGTACCAACAGCCCCCGTAGCTCCGGGTACGGCGATATTCTCGCCCCATGCGCCATCGCCCCATCCTTGAGTTGAGGAACCCCAACCCTGAAATACGACAACGGCGTCAGCCATCAGGCAATCCTGATGATAGCGTTACTCGCGTCTGCTGTAGGAAACTGAATCGTAAAGTCACCTGCGGTAGAGGTTTTATCTCCACCAAAGTCAAGTACAGCAACGGCTGGGTTACTGCCTCCTGATTGGTAGATTAAAGCCCCGCGAGCCGTAATTGTTGCTGTAGACCACGTTGTATCTGCAAAATCTAGAAGTGCGGTGGTGCCAGATGTTGTGGGGGCAACGACGGTTAGCGTGTTACCACCTGCTGTATAGCCAGACCCACTATATTCATTTGTGGTGGAATACGCTGTTGTGGCTGCGCTTAATGTCGCAGATGACGTATACAGCGCAATTTTGAAAGTCTGTGATGTGTCTGAACTAAAATCCATTTCTCCATCAAGCAGAGCTTTCTTGAATGAAGTACACATTGCCTGTGTGATTGCCATAAATGTCTCCTTACACTACCGCTGTTCTATATTGCCCAGAACGATAGGTATCTTCTCTTAACTTACCATCCCCAAGATTCTTAAGCAGCTTGATTGCCTGCACATACAGGGTCTCGTACAAACTCACTAAATCTGGTTCACCTTTCATAAACCGTATCGCTTCGACCAAAGCACCGTTAAGCAGCGCCGAGTCAAACTCATCTCCTAAATACGTAGTACCTGCGGTTACAATAGTTTCTGGGTAATACCCATAATGTAACTCCATTGTGTAAGCGGAGTCAGGAGTTGGCCCTAGAATAAACGAATCGTCATCAAAGTACGCATAATGCTTGGGAAGTCCTGTGGCTGTGGGGCTAGGATATGCCTCTCTAATAAAATTAACGTCTTTGTTTAACAAGAAGTTATAATTACCTGAACTATCAACAACTGCTAAAGAATAAGACCACAAAAAGTCCGAGGGAGCACCTAAGTATTTATTACTAGCAGTTAGTGTCCCTGTAACATTTTTACGTAAAGCAGGGATCTGAACAGTATTGTAGATCTTCTGCTCGGCCTGCTCTGTAAACATAGCGAGTTGGTCGTCCGTAAACGATGTCTCGCAAATGTCCTCAATGTTAGCCTTAAGAGAAGTGTAGTTCATGGCTTATGCCATTGGCCCTCTAGACATAGTTCCTTTAGTCGCTGCTCCCACACCACGCATCTTGATCCCAGACGTTTTAACGTCCTTCATGCTTGGCTTAGGTCCGTAGGGCTTTACACCGCCCATCTTGTTTGCTGTATCTTTTTTCATTAGCTGATCACCACCGTTACTGTTCCAATTTTTCCGTTTGCTATTAAATCATTAGGAGTAAGACCAAATGGATCTCTACCGCCGCCAACAGGATCCCAACCCCACTGAATAGCTCGACTACTAAAGTCTCCAGAGTCTCCTAAGCTCCTATCAGGACGAGGATCTCGTATCGCCTGTGGGTCATCTACCGGAAACTCACCTAGTCGTAACTGAGGATGGTCTGGGTTCCAACACTCGGGACATGCCTTCAAGTTGGTGTCCTGCCCTTTCCTGATTAAATTCCGCAACTCCTTTAATTTATACTGAAAGCCACAAATATCACATTCGGCTATGGCTCTCTTTGCAGATGCAAACCGGTTCGCCATGACTAAATTCTCGCAATACGCGGTACGAACTTAGCCGGTGTCTTAACCCTGTCTTCTTCTGCTGCTAATCTAAACTGTTCCTCATACTCAGCTTTTAACATTGGCAGTCTCTCTGCTAACTCTGGGTCTTTCATCGCTACGTAGTAGGCTAAACCTGCCACCATACAAGGGAAGAACCTAAAGTTCATATCTGCCGTTTGCACCCCGCTACCAGCGTCTTCGATTCGACGCATTCGATAATATTTGAACACATACCCGCTCTTATCAGGCACCGGCCAAACATTGATCTTTGGTTGATCCCTAAGCCGCTCTATGTACACCTGAATCGGTCTACCTTGCGTTAGTTTGTTAGGGATAGAAGCATATGTACTTACACTAATGCGTGTAATAGTAAGATCTTGTTGAGTCGCCGTAACCCCAGAGTCTGTGCGAATAACTTGCTCTAGTAGGTCAATGGTATCGGCGGGGAGGTCATACTGAGAAGTGCCAGTAGTTAGCGTTACAGTGCCTTCATCTACCGTCCACAGATTAATACCACGGTTCTGCCACTCGATAGACATCAAGTTCATGGATCGTCTAGCGGTACGTAAATCGTAACCTGAACGCATTTCACGCCCAGCACGCTCCCACGCCTCTTCAGCGATCTCGGTGAAATCCATATTGAAGCTTGTAGTGCCTGAAGTTGCCATTTACTTCCTAGTGCCTTGTACGTACAGTGTTTTCTTTCTGCGATTACCCATCACAGCTCCACAACCTTTGTGGTTTTCGCGTATCATACCGCCTTCTTTTGCGGTCCTTACCTTAGCTTTTTTAGTGTTCGCTACTACTTGCTGCCCTCTTGCCCCCGCTTTCTTTTTCTTTCTAGCAGTTTTGGCTCGTTCTGCTTGGCTGAGAGACTGTGCTTTCGCTTTTGGTAAGCAGCGATCTGGGTTCTTTTTGTTTTTAGACGTACCGCATGGTCCCTTGATCTTGCCATCGGTGCCAATACGAACCCATTGCTGGTCACGCCATTGTTTTAGCTGTCCCATTACTTTTTCTTCTTCTTGCTGCCCTTGGCATAGTTGGGGTCTTTGCAATACTTAGATGCAGCCATGTTTGCGTAAGCAGACGGGTAGGTATCAAAAGTGCGTTTAGCCCATGCCTTACCTTTCGGACATATTTTACCGCCCGATTTAACCTTACCGCCTGACTTGTAATAACGTCTCATCGCATTTTCGCTGGACGTACACCCTTACGGGCTATACCTGCGCCTCTGACTTTGCCACCTTTTTTAAAATCTCTTGCCTTGGCACTATCCTCACCATTTTTTCGTTTATAAGTTTTTCGTTTTATATCAATAGTCCCCGGTTCCTCTCCAGCTACAAATTTAGCTGGCTCAACTACATAACCTCTAGTATTCCTGCCGGGGCCAATAGTATCAGGCTCTCTGTTTCGTTCGCTTGTTAACTTTCTTCTTGGCCCACGCTTAGTTTTAGATACTTTCTTCTCTCGTTTTGGTTTACGAGTATCCGCACTGTACCTAGATACTTCTTTACCTATGAGATCATCACGCATGATTAACCCCTACGAACCTTTCATCGTAACCATTTTGGCCTTACGAACGCCTCTAGTAGCGATTCCGCAACCACGGACTTTTCCGCCTTTGGCATAACCCTTTTTCTTCATCATGCCACCATTGGCATAACTTTTTTTCTTCATCATGCCGCCATTTTTCTTCTTAACGACGCCTTTGCCCATCAAGATGTCTTTCTGTGTAACCTTGCCATCACCACTAAGATCAGGGAATTTACTTTTACCCTTCATCATTTTGGCTTTTCCCATCATGCCGTTCTTGAGACCACCGGCAGCGTAACCTTTTTTACTCATCCGCATTGTCACTATCCTCTGCGTAAAGATTATTAAAAATCTGAGTCACATCCAACGTATAGTCTAGATCAGACTTACTGTAATGGATATGTTGTGAAGGCATAAAATCTGGTGCGCCTTCTCCTACCTCAAATTGTGCTGGGCGTGTGACCCTAACGCGATTGTTAGGCAAAGCCACAATATTGCCCGTCCATTTACCAGCATCTAACAGTTCAAGCACATGCGCTTGTTTATGTTGGGCTGGATCATCTGCTATGTCTGACTCCGTGTAATCTACCGTAAAGTAATACTTTGCTGGGTAGAACTCACCATCAATCTTTGCAAGCCAAGGACATGGGGTGCAGCTATCTAGTACATAGACGCTGTGAGTATGTGAAGGACAATCCCAAGGTTGAGCCGCCCAAACCGGCATAGGTTCAGGCCATTCATCAAAAGGGGTATCCCCTACAAGTGCCGTGATAGGCATACGTGCCCACATTGCACCGCCATGAACATTAGGTTCCTCCGTATCATCTACCTCGCAACCCGTAAAAATAACCTGAAACGATAAACACCGCTTAGGTATGGTTGTAACTGCGATGACCATAGCGTGTAAGAACTCGCCATGATATGCCGTATGATTGTGCGTATACTCTCTACGAACCCACGCTTTGAAGTATGGGATATTAGATTGTAAATACGGCACTCAGCATCTCCACCGTCTACGCGCTTGACGCAACCTAGAGTTTGGATCTTTCGCTGCTTTGGGGAACTTTTTCATCTGCCCTGCGGAACGAGCACAAAACGATTTACGTCTTGCAGCCCTTTTCCCTTTAGGCTTCTTCTCCGTAACAGCGGTTTGCAGCTTACTACCGGGGTTATTCCTACGGTATTTGGCGACTCCTTGAGCGGTCATCCCAGCACCCGATTTAGTGGGACGTTT